TCAATTAAATCTTGCATATCTTCTAAATTAGGACAATCTAATTTATTTACATTCGCAAATAAATTTATTACCCATATTATCGCATTAATAAATTCACATATTATTATCACAATAACAAAAATAACGCCAACTACTATCGCTAAAATAGGACCAAGAATATATTTTAACAAAAATGCTAAAACGTGACAAATAACCAATACCAAATATATTATAGGTTTGAATATGAACATCATTATGGTGAACAGTACATATATAATATCAAATCTTAAGAACGCATCATTTGTTGGGAATTTAACATTTTCACTCTCACAAACATCATCTAAAATGTGTTTAACTGCGATTATTCTATTAGCAGCATAACCATTTCTGTATTGGTCAATTAATTGTGATACCGTATACACTTTATTATATTGCATATCATAAAACGTATCATCACAATCTATTGCCGCTTGGATGTCGGCATAATCATTCCAATCTAAACTAAATGAATAAGATTTAATTGCTTCAATTATATTTGAAGGTGATGCGGAAGAATTTGTTAAAGGGTCAATTCTATCCCCATTACCATCAATTTCCCAACCATGTTCTTTAACGTTTGGTACTAAAAAATACCCCCTTTTAATATTTTCAGATAAACTAGGTGATTGACTCCATTTAACTTTAAATCGATATTTACCTCTAGTTGGTACACCTTTTTTAGGGTCGTTAGATAATACTTTTTCCCCAAATTCATTTGTAATATAATAATCAAGATTCATTGGTACATCAACTAACCATGTACCATTTTCATCAATTACTTGTCCACCACCTTCTAACTGAAATTCTTCAAGTACAGGTCTTCCATTAACATCTTGCTGAATTGTTTGTCTAATCGCCAAAATTTCACCAGGACCTGTAACCATATTACATAAATTACCTTTACCTATCTTTGGTTTACAATTTTTCTTTTGGGTATATTTGTCAGCATCTGATATTATTGACCCCATAAAAATTGCGGTCGGTGTTATGTCAATATTCGCTTCTGAGGTTAAGTCGAAATCAGTTCTTGTAATACCTAAATTACAAATCTCAGGTTGACCCCATAAAGGTTCAACTTCTATAACTCTATTTATACTAATTATTTGTGGTAAAGAATTTAAGTTAGATGAACTTTTAAATGTGGTTCCCGCAACTTGTGCCTCTGTCGCCGCCCCCGTTCTTACTAAGTCTTGTGGAGATAGTGAGAATTCACCTATGTCTGATAAATCAACATCTACGTGTACTGTTTGTTCACCAACAGGAACCCCGAATATCATAAAATCACCACTATCATTTGTTTTTGCGGTGTACTTATAATATTTGTCATAAACTTGTATTAATGTTGGGTCTATTAAAACATCCATTCTGTCAAAGAATGTCCCTGTAGGATTGTGACCTGTATGTTGTTGTGTGTACGGTAAAAGATTATATCTATAACCATCTTCATTAGTGTCAGTTAAAGATTTGTATGGGTATAACTCTGAAATAATAGGATTATTTTCATCCTCACTTGAAAGGGGTATAAATACGGATACTTTAGCGTTTGGGATACCGAATCCATTATTTGCAGTAACCCTACCTATAATAACACCATAATCAGCACATTGTCTTGTATATATCTGACTTTGTAATACTTTTAAAGATAATATCTCTAAGTACTCAAACTCTTGGTCAAGTAAAATTTTTAATGATTTATCTACACCGACTTCGGTTCTTATTCTATATGAATTTGACATTCTTAATCTTTTTTGATAAATAGTTTATATACCATTTTCAAAAAGATAAAACAGAATTAAATAAAATAAATTATCAAGAGAAATTAACTGTGGAAAGGTTTTTGACTCTTACGTTAATATCTTTACCAGGGTACCTAACTTGATAAGTTTGACTTGGTTCTGCAAAAATCGTATCATCGATTAACCCAATTTGTTTGGTTTCGTCATCAAGGTACCCTTGAGAGGTTTGGGATGATGAGTATTGCCCTCCAACTTTGTTAAATACTTGTATATCTGAAACTGAAATGACCCCATTTTGTGATTGTATTTGTCGTCTTATTTCGGATATATACACGTTCTCTCCCATTTGTCTGTTGTTAGGTGAGAAATAAGTACTAACTAAATTTACTATCTGAGCAACCAACGCTCCTTGGGTTTGACTACTATCTAACACAACATCAATATTTAAAGATAAATCAATCACATTTGCACTTTCAACTGAAATGTAATCGTTTAACATTCTATAATTTGATAGGTAGTTCGCAATATTATTTTTTAAAGTGTTAGAAACAATTTCAGTTAAATTACCTGATTCATCGTAAGATAACATTTGTATCTTAATTTTATTGTTTTCTTCAGTAATTGCAACTTTAGCAGGAGCCCCAAATTGTGAAGGCATTGTCCTAATTATTGAATCGTAATCGTTTACAGTAACCGCTCTATTTTGAGCCGCAAAGTTAAATGTAACTAAATTTCTAACTTCTTCGGTAGTTGGTGATGGTGCACCTCCAATAGCGGCAGTAACATTATTACAAGACAACGAATTTACAACTGTGGTATTTACAGATGCCGAAGGTCCGTTAACAAAAAATGAAACAGTACCAACTTGGGTTATAACATTAACCCCTAAATTACTACTTGCTCCCCCACCTATTCTATACTGAACAAATAAAGTACTATTAGGTTTTAATACACTACCTAATGCAAAATTATTAGAGTATTTATACAAATCTAACTTATATCCATTTCTAGCAAATTCTCTTAATTGTTCGTCCGCAGATTGACTACCTCCACCAAAAGTCATCTTCATAAACCCTTCAGGTGTATATTCTGTAATAAATTTATTACTTGTTTGTATATATTTTCCTACTTTTATTCCTGGTTGGTCTGATACTTTTGTCGGGTCCTCAATAAAGACTCTATCTTCAATTAACGCTTTAACTTCATACCATCTATTTTCTAAACCTAAGAATTCCTGTGGAGATGGTACATTAGCATATTGAGTACCGTCTTTTAATAAAACACTTGTCACACCTAAAACATTTTTTTCAGGTAAAAATAATTCAAAAAATGGTTTAACGTCGTTTGCGGTTATTGTTCTTTTAAAAACCTTTGTTACCCCGTTAACTACGGTTTCTCTTTTTACAATAGTATAATTTAATAATTTATTGTTTGAATCAAAATTAGGTATTTTCAACCTATTAGGATATCCCTCAGCACTTATTGGAGATGCAAAATCAATGTCATATACAGTTTCAAAAACTTGTCCAGCCCCATTAACTTGAGCACCTCTTCTTAATAAACCACAATATCTTAAATCTTCTTTATCCCCAAAAGCGGGAACTGTTATTGAGAAATCTACTAATGCAACTGATGGTCTTTGTCCAGGAACTTTAAGTCCGTATGTTCTAGCAATATTAAAAACCGACGACCTTTGTTGAGCATACTGTAAAACAGTTTCTTGGATACTCCTATCAATATTAAACTGTAGGTTATCTGTAACCGCCGCGTTTAAATCTAATAAAGCCGAGAAAACAGATGCGTCATTAAAATTTTCAATTAATTCAGGATAATATATCCTTGTAAAATTAATTAGTTCAGTCCTTATCTGTTGGAAGTCTCTTGTTGTGTAAGATATCTTTTTATTTGCCATAATACATTATATGTTAATAATTACAAAATCGCTTGGGTTAAATGCCGAAGCGGAAATTAAGTAATCAATTTTAATCTTAGCAGTGTGTTCTCTTTCACTAATCCCAGGAACTCTATAAACTCTTTCGTCATTTTCGGTAATATAAGTTCCTTTATCTTCCTCACCTTCAGACGCCGCGGTTATACTAATATTAGTTATAGTAATATTTGGTATATATTCAGCAACAGACTCTCTTATTTCAGATTCTATGTCCGAAAAAGTTGGTCCATCCATAGGTTCAAATATATATTCATATAATCTTGTACCAAAATCAGGTAAATAATATCTAGTGCCTTTTCTAGTTAATAATAGGTGAATTAAACTACTTCTAATTTCTTCCTCATTATCTTCAGATAATTCAAGATAAGTCCCTTTTGATGAATCCCTAAAAGGAAAATTTATACCATATGTTCTTCCATCTGCCATTAACTATAAATATACTACGTGATAATTTTCTTTAAATACTCTTTAAAATAAAAATCCCGACAAAGTGTCGGGATTAATGTTGTAGTTACGATGAACAACCAAAACATTCAAATTCAGAATCTTTAGGTTTTTCAGGTAGATTCATATTTGAATAATCAATTTTTGGTGGTTCGGGTGTGGTTTTAGGTTTTTCTATTTTAGAAATGTCAACCGCCAAATGTTTAGCCCCTGTTGAGATTGCCTTAGTTCTAACATAATAACAAAGTGTTTTTAAACCTTTTTCCCATGAATGGAAATGTGATGAGGTAATTTTAGACAATGTTGGATTTGCCATATAGATATTCATCGATTGTGATTGGTCAATGAAAGGCGCTCTTTCTGCTGCCATATCAATTAGTTCTTTTTGAGAAATCTCCCAAATTGTCTTGTACTTTTGAATTAAATGCTCAACTCTTTTAACTTTAAAGTTATATCTCTTATCTTCTAAATCGATATGGTGATTAAAGTTAACATTTTGTATTGACCCTTCGTTTAATATTATTTCATTCTTTAAATCTTCAGACCAAATACCAATTTTTTCAAAATCATTAATTAAATATTTATTAACTATCATAATCTCACCTCCCACAACTCTCCGATTAAATAAAGCAGAATGAGCGGGTTCTGTCATTTCAAATGACCCTGTTATTTTAGCGGAAGACGCAACAGGCATTTGTGCGGTAAATAATGAATTACAAACACCATATTTTTTTACATCTTCTTTTAATTTTTCCCAATCCCAAAATAAATTACTTTCATTTACACCCCACATGTCAAATTGAAAAACTCCATTTGACATAGGTGACCCTTCAAAATGATTATATGGTTTGTATTCACCTGATTTACATAATTCCATACTTTCGGTAATTGCCGCAAAATAAATTGTTTCGAAAATATTTTTGTTAAGTTTACGAGCATCTTCTGATGTAAATATATAATCCATTAAATAGAATACATCTGCAAGTCCTTGTGTTCCGATTGCAATTGCTCTTTGGTCTAAACCTCCTTTTTTACCTTTAGATGTTGAGTAGTTATTAATGTCGACCACTTTGTTAAGGGCTCTAACCACTTTTCTAACTTCTGAGTAAAGTAAATTAAAATCAAATTTACCATCGATAATAAAGTTTTTTAATACCATCGATGATAATGTACAAATTGCAGTGGTATTTTCATCAGTATATTGATAAATCTCATTACAAAGATTTGATTGTTTTATAACACCAATGTTTTGGTGGTTAGTTTTTTTGTTAGCGTTATCTTTAGAACACAAATAAGGGACGCCAGTTTCTACTTGTGATTCAATTATTTTAGTCCACACTTCTTGTGCCTTAACTTTTTTACCCAACCCTAATTTAACGGCTTGATTATAAACTTCTTCGTATTCATCACCATAACATTCTTGTAATGCCTTCAATCCCGCTTTTTTTATGTCATTAGGGCAAAACAAATACCAATTATCATTATTTCTAACCGCTCTCATAAAGTTATCAGGAATCCAAAGAGCAGTAAATAAATCTCGAGCCCTTAATTCCTCAGCACCCGTATTCTTTTTTATGTCCAATAAATCAAAAATATCTTTGTGCCAAGGTTCAAGATAAATCGCGGCACTTCCAGGTCTACGTCCTTGTTGATTAAAGAATCTAAGTGACTCATTTACAATTTTAAGATACTTTAGTAATCCACCTGCAAAACCTCCTGAAGAAGAAATTCTACTTTCTTTACTTCTTATATTACTCATAGATAACCCAATACCTGCCGCATCTGATGAATAAGTTGATATGTCATTCATTGTTGATAACAATCCTTCACGAGAATCTGAGTTATTATAATGTAACACACATGATGCCAACTGAGGTGTTTTAGTTCCTGAATTAATCATTATAGGAGTTGCTGGTGAAATCAATTGATTAGATAAAGATTTATAATAATCTAAAGCTTCTTCCCATGTTTTAGTAACCCAAAGTGCAACTCTCATATACATGTGTTGGGGTCTTTCGACTACTACTCCGTTTGATAATTTTAATAGGTACATTTCTTGTAAAGACCTCCAAGCAAAATAATCAAAATTATAGTCATTTTCATGATTAATTGCCTCATCAATAACATTAGGTCCGTATAATGCGATTGTTTGCATTAGTTCAACATTAACAATACCTTCTTGATGAAGTTTAGTCATCGTATTTGAAAAACTTTCATCAGTTTCTTTATGATAGGAGGATATTGCAACTGATGACGCTAAACGTGAATAGTCGTGATGACTACCTGTAAAAGCCGCAGCAATTTCATAAATAAGTTTATCTAACTCTTTGGTTGTAATTAGACCTTCAGTTGGAACTGAGGTAATTACTTTAATAAAAATTTCATCTGAATTAACATTCAAACCTTTTGAGGCTCTTTTAATTCTGTTATATATTTTCTGTGGATTAAACGACGCGTCATCCCCACTTCTTTTTTTAATTCTAAGTGACATCATATTCTAATAAAATAAATAATTAAAAATCATCGGTAAAAGAAATAGTTTCATTAAGCTTAGCTTTTTGATACTCAACTGTTCTAGACTCAAAGAAATTTCCTTTTGTTTCAACCGCAATTTGTTCCATAAATTTAAACGGTTGTTCAACATTAAAATGTTTTTTACATCCAAGTTTAATAAGTAAACCATCAACAACGAACTCAAGATACTGTTTCATTAAATTTGAATTCATCCCAATCAATGAGACAGGTAAAGATTCCGTAATAAATTCTTTTTCAATCTCTAATGCTGAAAGTAAAATCTCCTTAATTCTTTTTTCAGATGGTTTATTTTCACAATGATTATTTAATAAATGAATTGCAAAATCGCAATGTAAATTTTCATCTTTAAATATCAATGAATTAGCGTTACATAACCCTTGCATAATTCCTCTTGATTTCAACCAAAATATAGAACAAAAAGAACCTGAAAAGAAAATACCCTCAACCGCTGCAAATGCTACTAACCTTTCTTGGAAAGACGCATTTTCAATCCAATCAAGTGCCCACTTAGCCTTTTTTTGTACTGCTGGTAGTCTATCGATAGCATTAAAACATTCGTCTTTTTCATTTTGATTTGATATGTAAGTATCAATCAATAATGAATACATTAATGAATGTATATTCTCCATCATTAATTGGAATCCGTAGAAAAACTTTGCCTCAGGATATTGTACTTCTCGATAAAAATTTTCCGCCAAATTTTCATTAACAATCCCGTCAGATGCCGCAAAAAACGACAATACGTTTTTAACAAAAAACTTTTCATTATCCGATAGGTTTTCCCAATCCCTGATATCGTTAGTTAAATCAACCTCTTCAGCAGTCCAAAAAGCCGCTTGGTGCATTTTATAATATTCCCATATATCATTGTGTTCAATTGGAAAAATAACAAACCTATTAGGGTTTTCCTTTAAAATATTTTCATTCATAATTTTTACTTATTTTCTTCTCGTTGTTTTCTTTTTTCCAACAAATCTTTAATTCTTTGTCGGTTGTTTTCTTCTTTCTGTTCTTCAAGTCCTAAGAAAGTGACTGATGATTCTGTATCAATTTCTAACATTCCGTTATCAAATTTACAATTTTCAAACACAATACCATCATCCCCTATTCTTGATTTTGTAATAGCGATAGTCGCCAATTTCATTTCTTTTTGTTGTAATGTTTTAGCCACGGAAATGATTACGTGACCAACTTGAGCTTTCTTTATAGACCCACCCATTTGGTCTGTTGTTACTACTTCAGATGATATTGAACTTCTATTACCTTGAGTAGCCGTCCATCCTACCATATTCATTTCATGACACATTGCTTCAAATGCTCTCATTACTGAACCTTCAGATTTCCATTCGTCACCTAAGTTTTTATCAGGAACCACACAATCAATGTAATCTAATAAAACCATGTCAATTTTAATTCCATCAGCAACCATTTTTCTAATTTGGTTTTTAATTTGTAACATTGTCATAGTATCTGACGGTAACTTTTTAAGAATTAGTTTGTTTGGCATAGTTTCTTTTATTTCTTTAACTTTAACCATTACCTCATCTTTTTTATTTGATAAATCGTCAGGGTGGATTTTAGTCCAAAGTGTAAAATGTTTCCTTTGTATAATTTTAGGATTATCCTCAAAAAATATCTGTAAAACATTATACCCCAAATTGAATGCGTGGTTTGAAATTTTTGTTAACAAGGTTGATTTACCAACACCTGTTGGTGCTAAAACAACTCCAATCTCTCCTTTAGCCAAACCTCCTTTAAGTAATCTATCAACCCCTGGTATCCCCATTGGTATTGGATGTCGATAGTCTTCATTTAAAACGTCATCTAAGTTAGCAAAAACGTCAGACATACCATCTTCCCTTTCACCTACTTGTAACGCCTCTCTAACCAATGTTTCTAATTTGTCGTAACTTTCAAACTCTCCACCATCGATTACTTTTTGAGCTTTTGTGATTGCCTTTTGTAGTTCTTGTTGTTTACAAAATTTCAAAGCCTTTTCCTGTACAAATTCACCTCCTTCTAAGGTTACGTCTTTAATTTTTGATAATGTATCTAAAATAATTTTAGACGCCATCTCTTGTTGGAACTCTGATTTTGTGATTTGTTCTAAGGTATCGAATGTCGGTACATACTCATATTTCAAATAATACTCTTTAATCATCTGTATGATTAATTTAAAGTATTTGTTTTCAAAATAATTTGTTTCAATTACATCAATTATTGACCTTGCAAATTCTTTGTCAATAATGATTTGGTTTAATAATTGAATCTGAAAAGTACTTCCTAAATAATCAAAATTTTTATTCGACGCCATAATTTTTTCTCTTTTGTTTTAGATAAATATTACCCCTTTGTTGTAATTCCAATGTAGTCGTATGTTAATTTTTTTGATGAAAAAATGTCAGTTAAAGACGAAAGTATACTTTTTATGTGCGGGCGTATATCTACGGTGTATCTTATTTTTGGCGGGTATACTTTTGCATCAAATTGTCTATGACAAATTGTCGTATCGCCAGACTTAATAAAAATGTTAAAATGTTCTGGACCGTCAGTATTTGATGTCTCTAATACGGTAGGATTATTTGCAATTTCATAAGAATTGTCTAACATATAACTAACAGTTTTCATCTTTAATTTGTTCTCTAAAGTACCTTTTAAGTCATAAAGATACTCGTAAAGGTTTAAAGAATACTTTGCGTCAGGATTAAAATCCCTAACATTAAAAAATCTTTGTACGATGATATTATCATTAACCATCATCAAAAATTCTAACTTAGTTGTGTCTTGTTCTTTCATACTTTATTTATTTATTTGTTTTAAATTTTTTCTTTTCTTTTCTTGTTAATTTTAGGAATGGTGTTAAGAAATTAACCCAATTATTATCCCCTTTAGGTAAAAATTTGAAGAATCCGTCCTCCATCATCATACGTATCACGTTTCTATGACCTCTGCCGTCAGGGTCTAATGTTTCGGAGTAGTACAACTCAACTATCTCCTTACCTTCGTCTGTAATTAGTGGGTTAGATAAATCAACAATTTTTTCATTAATTTCAAAAAATTCGTTACCGTAGATACCTGTTTTTGTTTTTCCTGTTAGAAGATTTTTTAACACTGTATTGTCTTTATCTTCTTTAAAAAGTTCTTCTGCTTTTAGTAAAATATCGTTGATTGTTACGGGTTTGTCAAGTAGCTCGGGAAATAACTTAACTAATGTTTTTTCACCTAAAAAATATATACCATCAATATTATCCGATTTATCCCCCATTAAAACTTTACATGTTTTAACATTAGAATGTGGTACATAAATGTCATGTAATTTTATATTATCCCCAATCACATACATTTGTTTTGTGTTTGGTGAATATATCGATACGTTTTCTGAAATCAATTGAGTTAGGTCTCTATCACCTGAAAATATTGTTATTTTTTCATTATTGGCAATTTGACAATAATAGGCAATTAAATCATCTGCTTCATTATTTGATATGTTTATTTGCCTAATGAATAATTCCTCAAGATATTGTTTTACCCTATCCTTTTGATAATTGAACGAGGTTACTTTATGTTCATTACTATCTTGCACTCTATTTTCTTTATATCTTGGGTAGAGAAGTTTTCTACTTAAAGAATTTTCTTCTCCATCCCAAAATACAACTACTTTATCGTAGTTATGTTCTTCAATAAATCGTCTAAGAGTATTAAGGAAATGCCAAATACCTCCGATATGTTTTCCTTCATGGTAATAATCTTTTACACCATGAAATCCAATTTTAATAAGGTTATTTCCGTCAACCAATAACGTCTTTATCATTTCTGTAATATTACAGGGTTCTTACTCTACTTCTTCTTTTTCAGCCTTTAAATCAAATTCACCGTCAACACCTATGATTTCTTTCCAATAGTCGGCATATTCTTTTTTATACTTTTCTATCGATGCTTTTTCTTCAGCGGCCTCTTTACCTGCTAAAAATCCATGTGGGGTTACTATAATTTTACCATCTTCAAATCCAAGACCATTAATATGATTTTTCAAAACAGAAACTTTTGTTCTTGATGCAAATTTAACAGTTCTTTTATCTTTTGTTGCGGTAATTTTTGTTGTACCCGCACCTTTTTGATTTCCAAATAAGAATACTAATGATGAATTTAACCAAATTGCCTCACCACCTTTAGCCTTAATTTTTGGTTGTCCAAATGGATTGTCAGGTAACTCTACCCATGGTTGATTAACAATAATAAGCGTATTTTCGTACTTTGAATCTGCTTTACGGGAACCTGAAATTCTTTGGTTAATTCCCATACCTATTTTATCTGCTAATACTGAAGCGTTGTGTTGTTTACCTCCTTTACCGTCATAAGTCATTTTACAAGGAACTGAACCAACTGAATCCCACATAATACATAACGAATAATCTAATTCACCTTTTTCTTGAGCGTCTAATAATTCATTAATGTAATCGGTAATTTGTTCAATATAGTCAAAATTATTATTGAATAAGAAAAATCCGTCCCAAGTTAGTTCCCCTGTTTCTTCATCAACCACTTCTTCACATTGTAAACCCATTAATTTTGAATGTTCAAATGACCATTTTTGTTCTGTGATAATAAAGACAGGTAAGATTTCTTTCTTTTGAGCATCAACCGCGGTTTTAATTAGTGCGGTTGTTTTACCTGTATCGGAATGTCCTAATAACATATTTAAATGTCCAATTGCAGGTCCTGGTAAACCTACGGCATCTAAAAATTCAGAACCTAAATCAAAATATCTTTGTGGTTTGTATTTTGCATCAGAAGAGAATTTTTTCTTTAATGAGCTAAAATCAGTTTTCTTAATTGCCATATTAGTAGTATTTATAAAACTCTTGGATGGTTTGTAATTTATCTTTAGCATTAGCAATTTTATCTACTAATTTATCCATTTCTTCAATATGTTGTGGATGTTCCCCAATTCCAACAGGTGAAGTAAAATAAACAAGTAATGAACTTTCAGCTTCAGCCATTTCGGCCTCATATTTTTTGCACAAGGCTTCGTACATCTTTAGTGTAATTTTATTTTCTTTGTCCATATAAATTTGTGTTTTTTAATTAAAAAATAAGAACTTGGACACAATGTCTAAGTATGTGTCCAAGTTCAATGAATTAGAATGGTAATTCTTCGTCGATTTCGTCGTTTTCTTGTGGGTCAGTTTTAACTGATTCAGATTTACTTTCACCTCCAAGACTTACTTCAGATTCTTCAGAATCTCCATAAACGTATCCACCTTTTTCACTATCCCATTTTGGTGTTTCACCTCTTGCAATAGCTTCAAGATATTCTACAGGTTTTTTAGAATATACATCTTCCCAAGTTAATTCATCAGTTACCCAAGAATCCATAGTATCATTGTCTTCATGAATTGGGGTTGGGTCGTCATACATAACTGTTTGGATTACTGTATAAACAGAACCTGTTGGAGTTTTAGCCTTAGTAAGTTCAAGAATTATATCTCTACCTTTTTCGGCATCTGTGATGTCTCCTTTAGCTCTCCAAATAGGGATTATTTTGTCAAGAATACCTTCATTCTTATAGTTGTGTTTAAATCTCCAAAATTTAACACCATCTTGTTCGTTATCTCTATCGATAACTTTAACGATATAGAATTTTCTTGGTTTATATGTGGTAGCCAATTTCTTATCGTTATCTTTACCTGTTGCCATAAGTTCTTCATAAACCTCAGTCAATGGTGAACGTTCATTGTCATTTTTTCCTGGGTCATAAAATTTTTGCCATTTTCCATCTACTTGGATTTCATGGAACCATACTTCTTTAAATGGTGAAGAACCATCGCTTGTAGGTAAAATTCGCAATCTTTTTTGTCCTTGTTTTTCATTATCCTTAAGGATTGCTGCGAAGTATTTTTTCATCCTTTCGTCTTGAGACATTTTTGAGGTAGAGGATTGACTACCTTGTTGTGATTTTTCGTACTGTGCAAGTACTGAGTCTAAACTGTTTGTCGCCATATATATTAATTTAAGTGTTTATACAATTATAAGTGTCAGCCATTCATTTGTCAAATAAAATTTAAGGTCGAATTAATCGACCTTAAATTTATCTTACTTGTTTAAAAGCGTCAGGTTCAGGTGAGTCCGAACCAAAGTCTCTAAAACTATTTTTAATATCTCCAGGTGAATAACTTTCAACATCATCTTGAGTTAAAACATATTCATTTTTTCCTGATTTTTCCATATCTTCCATTTTATCTTCAAAAAAATCACTCAATTTTTGATTGTATGGACCAGAGTCTAAACTTCTTAATTCAAGTTTTTCTTCAGGAGTTTTAGGTCTAATTTTTTCAATTTTAGTTTCAAGGTCATTTAACTTATTCATGATATTATCCATATCTGCAAGTTTAGATTCTAAATCTGTTAAATGTTTAAATAAGTTATCGAAATATTCTTCTTGTTTTTTCTCAACATTTTGTTGTGATTTAACTAAATCAGTCACTTCAAGTTCCTTACCTTTCTTACCTTCACCTTTGTCGTCAATTTTTTCAACATCGGGGTCTTTTGCAACATCTACAGGTGGTGCAGGTGGTGCTCCCGCTCCTGGTGCAGGTGGCGCTCCTGGAGGTGGTGGTAATACTCCTCCCGCTGCAGGGTCTGCAGGTGGTGGTGGTAATGCTCCTCCCGCTGCAGGGTCTGCAGGTGGTGGTGGCGGTGGTATATCTTGTTCAAAAATATAGTTATTAATTTCCCTATATCTTCTAATTTCATTTATTATTTTTAAGTCTGCTCTACCCATTTTATTAACCGTTTAATAGTTGTTTAATTCCAGTTTTAGTCTCAACTTGGATTTTTTTATTGGTGTTCATGGTATTGTCAAATCTTTCAATAAGACCGTCTTTCATCCTAACCGTGTAACAATCACCTGTTTCTAGGTCACAAACTTGTTTTGTTCCGTCACCCATATCTTTTTCTGTAGTTTTGGTACTTTTACCCAAATAACTATCTAATAACATTTTAGTATTCATAACTATTTTTATTTATAAATATCATCATTTTTTAAATTGTACCGTTAAATAGACCAATTGATTTTTCTACTTTACTGACAATATTTGACAGTTCAGTCGCACTCATAGTGGTATACACATTTTCAGGTTTAGTTTCCGCACTATTGTTTAATATCCAAAATTTAGCAATCTCCGCACTAGACGCATCTTTTAAAGTAACCATTCTATCTTTCCATCTTGATAACATCATTTGAATGTTTTTTGAACTACTCTCAAAAACCGCGTATGGTAATGTTAAATCATTATCTGATTTTAAACAAAAATAATTTTTATTATCAAAATAAGATTTTAAATCTCCACCCCACTTACCTGTTAATTCTACACCTGTATAATTACTTTCATAAGATTTAAATCCTGTCGAGTTTCCTGATTCTAAATACATCGCTGCGTATACAACATATTTTAATTTACCATCATCAGGTATTGACATATTAGTCATTGCAGTCATGATATTTGTTTTACCATCTTTTAATGATATTTGCGTTTCTTTAGGTGTGATTACGGTATAGCTACTATAATCCGACCCTGTTGTACATCCTTGAGTTTGTGTAGGTTCTTTACCTCCATTTGCGTTAGATGTAACTTTATCTTTTTCTGAAATCACATTACCCTTAGAATCCTTTGTTTCAGTTTTTTTAGATTGTTTATTTTTATCCAATACCCCTTGTAATAAATTAGTTCTTAGAGATTGTAAAAATTGGTCTATCTTAGGTAAAGCCGCGGTAGGTTGTCTAATACCTGTAAATGTTGTTTCAAAATCTGTAGGAGTAATTGTATGACTAACTGAGGTTATCATGTAAGGTCCATTAAACATAGGTACATATCTTAAGTTAAAATACATTGTCGGTTGTATTAAAGCATTTCCTAACATACTTACACTACATGAATAACTTCTATTTTTATATAGGTTATATAATGAAACATTTTGAGTTGTTCCTCCTCTACCACCACCCTGATTTGCCATTTCATTATTTATTTGAAGTGACTCGGCAGTTGCCTGACCTGCACTTTGCGATACTGAAAATGATTTGAATACTCCTTGGTTTTGTGGTCCAACGTCAATATTAAAACCAACTACTTTATTTGATTTATCCCAATCATTTTTATCTATTTGATTTTCTATTAATGGATTATCACTTGACCTTCTTAAATCAAATGAGTCGTTTCTGTATCTAAAATCAACATTATTTTTAATATCTAATTGTTCACTACTTTTACCTCCATAAAAACAAACCATTTTAGAAGAGCTATTTCTATAATCAACATTTAAAAATGTACCAAATAATGTGTTTGCGAATTCTAAAGTACCTTCAGGTTTTGGTTTTGGGTTTTTAACCGCGTCTTGTACATTGTAGAAATTAACATAAGATGGTATATTCATAACAACAAAATGATTTTCAACTAATATACTTTGTACAAAAGTTAACATTGACATAGTTGCTGGTATGTTGATTAGTCTATTTTTTAATTTAAAAATATCAACCAAAATTTTATCACCAATATTTCTACTTGCTCTGTCTAAAAGTAAAACGTCTTCAAACAAAGTTTTGTTTTTAAAATCATTACCTGATATCCATTTGTCATTTAAAGATTTAAATGTTTCCCAATATTCTACTTTTGACTGAGTCCCTTCTAATACTGAGTCCACGACCGCCTCAGGAGTATTATTAACATTAGGAAGTGCCTTTTGTAATTTAATCATTAAACTATCGATTATTTTATTTTGGAAACTTTCAACCGTTAATAAATAATTTGTCATGACATCATAAAATGCCGACAAACCTTCCTTAGACTGAGGGTTTGGTACTTGAGGATATTGTGGAGGCGCTGGATTTTCTAACTGAACAATGTACTGTTTGTCATTTGGGTTTGTTGATAACGAACCATAAAATATTACAATTGTTTCATCAATTAATTCTTGGTTAAATAATGTTGGTGGTTTATCAATACCTTTTTCTAAACCTTCAAATAATACTACCCCAGCACTATTCCTTAATATAGTATATCTTTTACCCATAGGGGCACTTAAAACTGATATAGTATCCCCACTTTTTAAAGTCGCAACCGCCAAAACTTGTGTAGGCGTATTAACAGGTGGTTGAGCTGGTGGTATTGGTTCGGGTTGGAATTGATTTAATTTTTGGGTTGCATAAATTTTAATAATTTGTGAAAATAGTTTAACATTTTCAGGTGTAAATGCCACATCTAAATCAACGAAAAAATCTGTAATATATGAACCATTATTCTTATATTCTAATTCAGGTATTTCTGAAAAACCAACATTTAAATACAGAGCGTCCCATGCTTGTGGGAAATTTGCTTGTGATGCCGCCAATGTAATACCACCTCCGTTAGTTGGTAATGCACCAGGTGTAACCGCTTTATAGCTCTCCCAAGTATATGGGTCAGTCAAAGGTAATGAAGAAAAAGTTAAAAATAATTTTCTATCATAACCTGAAGGATTTCCATATTTAAAAATAACATCATAATTTAAAAATCCTTTAATTAAATTGGTTATTGTTTCCGTTTGTTTGTTTTGTATTTTATCGACAATTTCAGCACCAGTTGTTCCTGTATATACAGGAACTTGCATCATTGACCTGAACAACATTTGGAAATTTCTATATGATTTAACTGTTTCATCAGCCCCTGCAGGAAAATCACTATAATCATAAATTGACCTAGAAAATTTTAAAAACTCTGTTTCAAACCCATCTAAAACATCTTTTTGGAAAACGGATAATAATTCACCAAATTTAGAATATTCTGTAGGGTTTCCGTTTATTGAGAAATTTTCTTGTAGTGAGGTTCCTGATAGAACTTGTTTCATGTAATCAAATGGTGTTGGTTTTACCAATTTTGAATTGTCAAAATACCCATATTGTGGTGCCGCCCAAAACAATCTAACAGAACCATTATACATAGCACTATTAGAATTAACTTCGATATTTAGTTTACCGTTTTTAAAACATTCATTTTTAGTTTGGTTTATATCTCCTCCATGTGAAGGCATAACATAAGTAAATTTTTTATTAACCTCATCAACAGTAACCGACCAAGGAATTACTCTGATGTCTCTATTAAGATTATTAGGGTCAACTCCTTCAGCTTCATTAATTAATGAACTATCTAAATAATAAACTGATGTTCCCGAGGTTATACCCGATTGTATTTCTAAGTCAGAATATCCTTGAAATATTTGATACCCTTGATAAAATACGTTGAAGTCATTAATTAACTTTGGGTAAAACCCTGTATTAATTAGTGTTGATAATTCAACCCCAATGGTCGTATCTTTTTGTAGGACTATGTCTATTGGTGCTCCACTAATGACTAAAGCATAATTTCTTGTATTTGCAGTTGTTACAGGGTCAAAATTTACAGTATATTCAAAATTTTTCCAAGAATCATCTAGTATATCAACACCATCTTCAATAAACTTTTTATATCTGTGCCAAACAGAACCAAGTTTTAAAATCCATGCGTAAGGTACTTTATGTACTGCGGCATATTTTTTTAAAGATGCAAAAATATAATCCAAATCACTAGTTACACCATTCTCATAAGTTTTATATTTTTCTCTTAATGTCGCTAATGGTAAACTGTTAATAAAATAATAGGCCGATGACACAAAAGGATATTGGTCATTATTTCTAAATTTAGTAACCCCTTCTTGTATTGAATTTATAAAGTATGGGGTGTTAAAAATAGACGTTGATTGTATACTACTAACATTACCACTATAATTAAAGTACTTTAAAGTACCTTCAGTAGGTAATTGTTTTTCGGGTGTTGTAGTATCATAAAAAGTTTTTAAATCATCTTTAAAATTTATGATATTAGGTACCGTTACATTTAAATAATTAAAGTTAGATATAGGTCTAATTTTATCTGTCGAGGTAGTATCTAAAAAATTTGTGATTAATTTTTTATTTTTATTAAAGTTAATTACTTTTCTAGTGTCCATAGCACCATCGGGACTTAAAACAGAAGTACCATTCGCTAAATAATTTTTTAACCAACCTTTATTTGTAAATGGAAAAATGTCTGTTGTATCTATTCGATTAGTATTAGTCGACCCACTAATAACTTCAATTGCCTTGTCTTCATTTTCTAAAGAGACTAATGGTTGCGAAATAGATTCGTTTAAAATATTTACATCAATAAATTCAAAACTAGCGTTATTTATTTCATTCTTTAAATATTTTGTGTTGTATTCACCCCTAATAAAATTTTGCCAACTTTCACCAATACCTCCATTAGAAAATTGTCTTAATACTATTGTAAAATTTGAGGAGTTTATTCCATAGTTTTTTAGTTTCTGTATTAAAAATGGATTATCGTTAGATAAACTTTTTATAATATTTAGGTTTTCACTTTCCGCAATAATATTTGCTATAATGTCGGCATCTGAAGTTTTATTATTCACCCTATTTAATTTAGATAGGTTAGCAACGACTAAAATCCTTTCATAAATTTCATAGAAAAATTTTACCTCTTCTTTATTACTATAAACTTCATTTGTTATTGGAAACTCAATGGCGTCAAAAGTAACTCTTTGCGGATTAGTCACTTCATTATTTGTGGCTACAGGGTCCGCTGGTGGAGTTTTTTTCTCTGCTAACCCTTTAATAAATTCTTCAACAAATTCAATTTCAGGCCATACATCATAAAGATATCCTTTAGTCCTATTAACAATCTTGGGGTCGCCAGGGTAAGCAATTTCATATTTTTCTTGACCATCTTCACCATTTGTCTCAACAATTAATTGCGGCCAAGGATAGACAGGTACGTTTTTATCATCCCCCGATGAAATTGCGTCCGCAGATGCCCCCGCAACTTGTTTATCAAATATAACGTCTTTTCTATATTTATTGTCTCTTTGTTCCCAAGCACTTGTGTGAACATCATCCATTAATCTAAAGAAAGCCTCACCGTTAGCAAATACAACTGCTAACACATTTCTGATACTAGGAATAAAACCAATACCACTATTTTTATCTTGTAGTAAATTAGATAATGCCTTAGTTAACTCAACTTCAACTTCTTCTCTAATTGTTTGTAAATCTTTTGCCATTTTATCTGACAAATCAAGAAAAGTACCTTTACCTTCAAAAACAAAATAGGTATATACAGGATTTTTAGAACCGTCTTTATTTTTAATTGACCCTGAATTGAATAGTTGTGTCTTTTCTAATTGAGCTCTTAAATCGGTTAATTGTGCTTCAGTTGGTTGTTCAGTTTTTTTAGTTCTTTGTCTAAAAGTTTCAACTAAATCAATATCAGTTGATTGTACTTCTTTTGGAAAAATCTCGTATGTTATTTTATTAGGTACTGAAACATTCTTAGTTTTATTATTAATAGTATATTTACCATTAGTACCAACCGTAGGGTTTTTATTTAATAAATCATTATATTTGGTTATGATAGCCTTTAAAGCGGTTTTTGCCTCCTCTCTTTTAGTTTCAGTATCATATTCAGATTTAAAAGTATAGATTCTTGTTTTCTCACTATTATTTAACGCATAATAATTTTTAGAGTCCATATATTTATCGAACCATGAAATACCTGCACGACCTAAATATACTTCTTTATTATATTCTTTTAATTGTCTTTGGTAGGATTCAATGTCAGTAATCGGGTCTAAATTTTGTTTAGTAAAAGAATCTAAAATGTTTTTAATAAAATTGTCTAATTTATTTTGCATTTCAAGAAGAGTAATTTCAGGAAAATCATCAGGTATTAACCCTTTTGATTTATACTCACTATAAATCTCTTTCATTTTTTGTCTTCCCTTTGTAACTACACTATCCTGAACAGGACTAAATTGCCCTGCAGTACTTTTAGTTGTTTCAATTTTAACTCTAGATTGGTACATATGTGGTGTTGCCAACAAGTATCCCATAGACAACTCACTAATTACCGTGAATTTATATGTATAAAATTTTAAATCAATTTCAAAATTACCAGTAAATGAATTAAATGTACTATTGAATGTATGTAACATAAGTGGTAATCTAACCGCTTTACCATAATAACCTTTAAGTGTTAAATAGAACATAGGATATGGTAAATTGAAAAAGGCTGCGTATGGTGAATTATCTCCCGATTCAAATAATGCTTTACCTTTAATGTCTACCAACTTTATTTGAATTGTTGACATAAAAGATAAATCTTGGCTAACACTTATTGAGGTTATACCTAATAACCCGTTATCAACTGAGCCAGGTTTGCCGTTAGAACTAATACTTTGTCTTAAGTAAAAATCATCACTTTTATTTGGGTTTTTAACTGCCTTAGTTGTTGGTTGATTAACACCTTCTCCCGTAACAGAACCTTTACCCGTCATTTCATCAGTATAAGAATTATCTAAAAATGTTTTATCACCAGGTTTTAAAAAATTAATAGTCGCTAATGAAATCGTTTGTATTGCATCATTACTTGCCACTCCTACCGCTAATTTTGTTCTTGGTACTACTTTACACTCTAAATTAGCGTACATTACTAAGTCCTCATGTCTAACTAATCTTTCTTTAGCAACACCGTTTTCATCAATAATTTTATTAGGGTCAATGATGGTTATGTTATTATAGTCAAATTCGACAAGTATGTTTTCATTTTTATCTACCATAATAGAAGAAGTGGTTATCTAATTGATTTTTATAGTCTTGTAATGAAGCTACTAAAGGATATGGAATTGTCAATATAGAACCGTCAGGAATATTCCATTCTTGTCCTCCATAAATAGGATTTGCGAGTAATATTAACCAACCAAAAGTAGGTGAACCATAATATTGTTGTGAAATCTTATCCATTCTTGATTGTGTAAGTTTATAGATATACCTTTTATCTGTTGATTTTGAGGGTAAGGTTATATATGGTACAACAGTTTGTTGTCCTTCAACTATAAAATCTGCATATCTATTATATGTTTGTCTTGCCATTTTTTATGTTTTACTAAATTTAATTTTACCTAAAAATGTAGTATCATCATCATTATCACTATTAACAGATTTATATAAATCACTTATAGCCTTTGTTTGATAATCAATAATAGTTTGG